TCCACTACGGGTAGCACCACGACTGGTCTGTCGGCCATGACGCTCGACTCGTCCACGATCGCCTCTACCGGTGCGCTGAATCTGAAGCTTATTGGTAAGTGCGACATCCCCGGGAACAACCTTGCGGAGAACTACACCGTGGTTGTTGTGAAGATCAATGAGCACCTGTACGGCAGTGCCGGTGTTGCTGGTCAGTAAAGGAGCTGAGTCATGGCAATTTCCCGCGCACAACTGGTCAAAGAGCTTGAGCCTGGCCTCAATGCTCTGTTTGGCCTTGAGTACAAGAACTACGAGGAAGAGCACAAGCAAATCTACTCGATCGAAACTTCAGACCGCGCGTTTGAAGAAGAGGTCATGGAGTCGGGTTTCGCTGAAGCTCCTGTGAAGTCTGAAGGTGCTGGCGTCGCTTACGACCAGGCACAAGAGGTCTACACTGCTCGTTACACCCACGAAACCATCGCCCTGGCGTTTTCGCTGACCGAAGAAGCCGTGGAGGACAACCTCTACGACCGTCTCTCGGGCCGCTACACCAAGGCACTGGCTCGTTCCATGGCCCAGACCAAGCAGATCAAGGCTGCATCGGTTCTAAACGGTGCTTTCGACACCTCAATCGGTGGTGACGGCAAGCCCTTGTGTGCTCTGGATCACCCGACCCTGTCGGGCCCGGACCTCAAGAACGAGCTGACTACCCCGGCAGACCTGTCGGAAACCTCGTTGGAGCAGGCGCTGATCGACATCGCTGCGTTCACGGACGAACGTGGCCTGAAGATCGCCGTCCAGGGCCTCAAGCTCATCATTCCGAAGGAACTGATGTTCACGGCCGACCGTATCATGAAGTCCACGCTTCGTGTGGGTACGGCCGACAACGACATCAATGCCATTCGGAACATGGGCATGATACCGCAAGGCTACGTGGTCAACAACTTCCTGACCGACCCGGACGCCTACTTCATCAAGACCGACGCTCCCAACGGCATGAAGATGTTCTCGCGTGTGGCGATGCGTACTGGTTTCGAGGGCGACTTCGATACCGGCAACATCCGCTACAAGGCTCGCGAGCGCTACAGCTTTGGCTTCAGCGATCCTCGCGGCATCTTCGGCTCTCCCGGAGCCTAAGAGGCACGAAAAAGGGGGCTTTCGCCCCCTTTTTCTTTCTCTTGACTTCGAGTATATTCAGGTCATCCCGGGGTCATTCCGGTACGTCTGACAGTCCCGGCTGACGACATGCAGACAGACGTACCTTAACTCGCATGTGAGGAAAACATGGCAAATACAACCTTTAGCGGCCCAGTCACATCTAACAATGGGTTCGTAGGCGCAGTTACCGGTAACATCACCGGTAACATCACCGGCAACCTAACTGGTACCGTTCTCGCCACTGCCCCCGTCAACGCTACGGCAGCGACGCTAACGGTCACCCAGGCTACTCACGCAGGCCGCACCGTCACACTTAACCGCGCTGCGGGCATCACTGCTACGCTTCCGGCCGCTTCCGGCTCCGGTTCCGTCTTTGAGTTTTTGATTGGCACGACTGTCACCAGCAACTCGACGATCATCAAGGTGGCCAATGCCAGCGACACCATGACCGGCACGGCTTACGTCGTCTCGGACAACTCCGACGCTGTCCTGGGCTACCGTACCGCTGCGTCAGACGACACCATCACCTTGAACGGCAGCACTACGGGTGGCCTCAAGGGCGACCTGATTCGTCTGGTGGACGTTGCGGCCAATCTTTACGCCGTCACCGTGATGTCAGCCGCTACGGGCACTGAGGCCACGCCGTTCAGCGCGACCGTCTGATAGGGGGCTGTCATGAGCGCCAGCAACATCCAGGCAGTCACTAAGACTGCCGATGCGCATGCGATTGCGGGTCGAACCCGAGTGGTTGGCTTGTACTTTACCAACACTGCAAACGCTGCGTCCTTTTCTTTGAAAAATGGCAGCACCTCGGCAGGAACGGCGTTAGTCACCATCAACACTCCGGCCGCAGCGGGCGCGAGCGACATCGTCATTCCTGACATGGGCATCTTGTTTGATCAAGGGGTGTTCATTGACGTGTCCGGGGTAGACGTCACCAGCGTGACGCTGCTTTTTCAAGGCGGAGCGGCTGCGTGATGGCCAAGTCCAAGGGCATGGGCATTGCGACGTCAGTCAAAAGCGGTAATTTTCGACCGACCAAGCAAGGCGCAGGCATGACGCAAAAGGGCGTCAAGGCTTATCGTCAAGCCAACCCTGGAAGCAAGCTTAAGACAGCAGTGACCTCGGACAATCCAGGGCCCAAGGATGCTGCGCGCAGGAAGTCCTTTTGTGCTCGTTCAGCGGGCCAGATGAAACAATTTCCTGACGCAGCTAAGGACCCGAACAGCAGGTTGCGCCAGGCTCGCAAGAGGTGGAAATGTTGATCTGTAAACCAAAGGTTCAAGAACCTTAAATAAAGGATAGTTTGATGAAAAGTTCAAAAATGAAGATGGTCAAAAAGGGCGGCAAAAAAGTGCCAGCCTTTGCGGCCGACGGCGTGGGCAAGATGGAGAAGGGTGGCATGGCCGACAAAACAGGCCGTGCTATGAAGACTAACTCGGCCGATGCCAAAGGCCGTGCTATGAAAAAAGGAGCTTGATCATGGCTGGAAGAGGAATGGGCGTTGCCACTCGTGGCGGCGGAGCCGTTGAAAACGGCGCAGGAAACAAACCCGTGTCTGAGCCTAGCAAAACCACTGGTCCCGTAAAGATGGCCAAGGGTGGCAAACCTGTTGGCAAGATGGGCGGGGGCATGATGTCTAAGGGATATGCAGCGGGCGGCGCTGCCAAGAAAACCAAGGGACATGCAGCAGGCGGCAAACGCGCTAAATAGTGGCCTATCTTATTAGTAACATCCCGTACTTTAAGTGCTGGGTTAGGCGTGAGTTTACCCATATGCACGAGAAGTACCAAGGCGAGTATTTGCACGCAAATGTCATTGCGGTAAATACGATGCCGGATCGTTGCTTGAGTTTTCAGGTTGTGTTTACGGGGTGCGAAAGCCACGTAGATGGCTCTGAGAACGTCCATGGGGGAGCCATGTGGGCGCGCATGCCTATCACTGCCCTGGTGGGAGACATTCCACTGGAGGAGTGGCCGGAACGTATGCCGACATACATGGCCCAACCTTGGGACTGCCCGTCGCATCATCACACTGTGATTAAGTTTGCGCGGACGAGCCCTAGCCCTTGGCTATGCAAGATTGATGGCGAGTTCTACACAGGCCGGTATTTGTTCACCGTGGACTACACGGAGAGCGAGGTTGCTGATTGCCCTGCGCAGCACAAACAAAGCCACGTCTTGACTTTGACTGACGCAGGGAAGTGGACAGGCAACATCGTGGCCTTGCCAAACAACCGAGTCAGGGTCACAAGTCCTGCGTTTTGGCAAACAGGCGACGGTGCACCTGACTTTAGGCCAAGCCAGTGGACGCATTGCGCAGAGCAAGATGATTCGTATATGGACACACAAGCAACCTTTGATAACTTGTATAACAGATGAGCACGTCCGGCACCACAACATTTAACTTGTCAATTGATGACCTGGTTCAGGAGGCCTACGAGCGCTGCGGCATGCGGCCGCAAAGCGGGTACCAGCTCGCCACTGCACGCCGCTCGCTAAATTTGCTTTTTCTCGACTGGGCCAATCGCGGATTGAACCTGTGGACAATTGAAGAGGCTACTTATACTCTGACTCAGGGCGACAATGAGATCAGCCTCTCGACAGACACGGTCAATGTGTTGGAAGCCATCATTCGTCAGAACAACCAAGGCGTTAACACTGATGTTTACATTGAGCGCATCAGTCGGGAAGATTGGTTGAACGTCCCTGACAAGACGTCGCAGTCGCGCCCTGCGCAGTTTTATGTACAGCGGGCGAACACCCCCAAGGTGTTTTTTTATCCAGCAGCGGATCAGACCTACACTTTTGTGTACTACCGCATCCGTCGCATTCAAGACGCGGGTGATTACACGAACGTGACGGACATTAACTTTCGTTTTTTGCCTTGTCTGGCATCGGGCTTGGCCTACTATTTGTCCCTGAAGTTTGCAGCCGATCGCACAGCGGCATTGAAGGCCATCTACGAAGAGGACTTCAACCGCGCGGCTATGGAGGACCGAGACACTGCCAGCGTGCAGTTTGTCCCGGATTTAGGGGTGTAGTGTGGCTTATGCAACGGGCAAATACTCCCTTGCGCTGTGTGACTTCTGTGGGCAGCGCTACCCCTATAACGTCCTGCGCAAGCAGTGGCAGGGGTACATGGTGTGCCCGGACGACTACGAGCCCAAAGAGCCGCAGTTGGAGCCGCTGCGGTATCGCGGCGACGCCATTGTCCTGCGCGATCCTCG